TAAAGGAGCGCAAAAATGGCAATTGATTCTGATGCTTACAATAAGCAACAATTGAAAGTCATTATCAAAGTGATTGCTGCAATGGATGATGAAGCAATTGCGCAATCCAAAAAAACATCAGGTGCGTTGGTGGAATACATTCAGAAAAAAATCATTGATGCATCAGGTGAAACCCAAAACAAAATTGATGATCCAATTGCTAAGGGATCGCGGGTCAGTAAATCATCCAAAATTGGTGAATTAAACCTGGGGTTTGCAGCTCAAAAATACAGTGGTGGCGGCACTACTCAGCAACTATGGGGCGGGGCTGAATTTGGCTCAAATAAGTTCAAGCAATTTCCAGCCTGGTCAGGAAAATTTGGCAAGGGTTCACGGGGCTGGTTTATTTATCCGACACTACGCAGGGAGCAACCTTATATTTTAGATCAATGGGAAAATGCATTTGATCAGATCATTAAGGAATGGTAAATGGCAACCCAATCGCGCACGCTCAAACTCTCAATCCTGGCAGAAACAAAACAATTAGCGGATGCATTAAAGGGATCAGGAAAGAATGTTGAATCATTTGGCGATCAATTAACTGATTTTGGCAAGAAGGCTGCTCTGGCATTTGCAGCCGCTGGAGCAGCCATTGGAGCGTTTGCATTTAAATCAGTTCAGAATGCCGCAGCTGATGAAAGCGCACAAAGAAAATTAACTGAAACATTGCAAAAAACAACTACTGCAACAAATGCACAAATTGCAGCCGTTGGTCAATACATTGATAAAACATCAATTGCAATTGGTGTCACTGATGATGAATTGCGCCCAGCATTTAGCAGATTAGCCCGCAGCACAAATGATGTGCAAGCCGCCCAGGATTTATTAAATTTGGCATTGGATATTTCAAGTGCAACATCTAAGCCGCTTGAAGCGGTGGCAAATGCATTGGGCAAGGCTTATGATGGCAATGCAACTGCACTAAGCCGCTTAGGTTTAGGCATTGATGCATCCACATTAAAATCAGGAAATTTCAATGACATCTTTAAACAATTAACAGGAACATTTGGCGGATTTGCTGCAAATGAAGCGCAGACTACTGAGAAAAGTTTTGTCAGAATCAAAATTGCAATTGATGAAGCCCAGGAAAGAATTGGCATGGCATTGCTGCCACTGACTGAAAAATTAACTGCATTTATTTTAAATAATGCCGTGCCAGCATTAAATGCATTTGTGGGTGGATTAACTGGGGATCAAGGCGTGAGTGATGCGTTCAGTCAATCAGAAAAAAATGCATTTGCATGGGGTGAGCGTGTTAAGTCAGTAATTAAAACGGTTGTTAATTTAAAAGATGAATTGGTTGTTTTGGCAGCAATCATTGGCACAATATTTGTGGTGTCAAAAATATCAGCGGCAGTCACGGGCACAATTGCTGCAATCACTGCATTGGTTAAGGCTTACAATGCATTAAAAGCATCAGCGATTATTGCAGGCGTTGCAACTTATTTTGCATTAAATCCATTGGCAGGCATTGCAGCCGCAGCCATTGCCGCTGGTGTCTTAGCAGCTGCAAACAATTTAATCAGCCAATCAGATATTGATGTGGGAAATTTTGATATTGGATCAGCAACTGGCAATGGATCAAACTTTAATTTTGGTGCAGGGAATCCAGCATTTACTGGTTCATCATCTGCAAGATCAGTGCCATCAATTCCCACAATTACCAGGGGAACGGGCGGTGGTGTATCAATTCCAATGCCACCAATCATGCCCACAAATTTCACACCATTTGGGCAAACGGGTGGCAATGGTCAAGGATTTATTGGCACACCATTTGGGCAAGCACCAACAAACATCACCGTGAACATGGGAATTGTTGGCGATCCTGAGGGCGCAAAACGGGCCATTATAGATTTACAAAATGAGGGATTTTATCGCGGAACGGGCGGAGCAAATTTATTGCAGGCGTTTAAATGAGCCAATGGAATCCAATTTGGAAACTGGAAATTAATGGTGTTGACTATACCAATTTAATCCTCAGCAATTTAACAATTACCAGCGGGCGAACCGACATTTACAGTCAAGCAAATGCAGGATATTGCAACATTGAATTAATTAATTTAGATCAAACCAATTACACATTTGCAATTAATGAATCAATCTCAATTTCAGTGCAAGATTCAACTGCAACATTTGTGCCGATATTTGGCGGAACAATTACTGATTTAACAATTAGCGTGTCAGAAATTGGCTCAGTTGCATACGCTCAGACATACACAATGATTGCATTGGGTGCATTAAGCCGATTGCCCCGAATCATTACCACTGGAATATTGCCGCATGAATTTGATGGTGATCAGATTTATCGGGTGTTATCCGAAATTTTATTTAATCAATGGCAGCAAGTGCCAGCCGCTGAAACATGGGCTGCTTATGATCCAACTCAGCAATGGCAAGATGCAGAAAATACTGGATTAGGTGAAATTGACCAACCAGGTGACTATGATTTGTCAGCCCGTTCATCCAGTGTCATTGATGTTTATTCATTGGTTGCAGGGCTTGCAACATCAGGATTAGGACAAATTGGTGAGGATGCATCAGGTCGGATTTTTTATGCTGATTCCACCCACCGCAGCCAATATTTATCAGCCAATGGTTATGTGGATTTAGATGCCAATCATGCAAATGGCAGAAATTTGCAAATACGCACCCGCAGTGGTGATGTGCGAAATTCAATTACTTTAAAATATGGGGCTAATTCTAATAATGAGGTTACAGATTCTGACCCTGCATCAATTGCTTTATACGGTAATTTATCGCAGATTATTTCAACCACATTGCACAATCAGGCAGATGCCGAAACACAGGCAGCGTTTTATTTAGAATTAAGGGCATACCCAAATGCTCAATTTAATCAATTTGCATTTGATCTGACCAACCCTGAAATTGATGATTTAGATCGGGATGCCCTGATAAATACATTTATGGGGCAGCCGCTTAGGGTCACCAATTTGCCACTTAACATGAATTCAGGTGAGTTTTTAGGATTTGTTGAGGGGTGGACATTTTCAGCCGCTTACAATGAATTATCACTGACCATGAATGTGTCACCCCTGGCATTTAGCCTGCAAGCATTTAGATGGGAAAATGTATCAATATTGGATCAATGGCAGGATGTCAGCGCAACATTGGATTGGGCAAATGCTACAATCCTTTAATAGATTAGGAGCAAATAAATGAGCAATCCAACAACACCATTTGGTTGGCAAATGCCGACAAACACAGATTTGGTCACAGATTTACCCGCTGATTTTGAAGTTTTTGGTCAAGCCGTTGCAACTGATTTACAATATTTATTAGGCGGAACAACTGGGCAAGTATTAGCAAAGGCATCCGCAACTGATTTGGATTTTGTTTGGTCAGCGGATGCCGCTGGTATGACTAATCCAATGACAACAACTGGTGACATTATTTATTCATCACCAGGTTCAACCCCAGTTCGGAGAGGTATTGGCAGCGCGGGGCAGGTGCTTACAGTTGCATCAGGAATTCCCACATGGTCAACACCTGCAAGCGGCGGTAAAGTATTACAAGTAGTGCAAGGAACAACATCAACAAACACAACTATTGCAACTACCTCATTAACAGATACTACTTTAACTGCAACTATTACACCAACATTAGCCACTAGCAAAATTTTGGTAATGACGACTCAACAAGTAACCTGGTCAAGAACTGCTGCTAATGCTACATTAGATACAGTTCTTCTTAGAGGTGCAACAACAATTGTGGATTATGCAACTGCTGATAAATCAATAGGTATTATAGAAGCCGCTGGTGCAACAGATGTATCACAATCAGATTTATTTAATATAATTTATCTAGACTCTCCAGCAACTACATCTGCGACAACATATAAAACACAGGCACGTTTAAATACAACAGCCAATAATGCAACTTCAAGATTTCAAGACGAAAGCAACCCATCATCAATAATACTTATGGAAATTGGTGCATAATGAATAACTACTTAGCAAAAGCAATAAACAAACTAAAACCAACTGCTCAGTTTTCATTTACAGATAATGACTATTCAACAATTAAATGGGATGTGCTTGAAGGTAAAGCACCTACACAAAAACAAATTGATGATGCAATTGAGCAAGTAAAGGCTGATGAAGTAGCCGAAGCCGAAACAAAGGCAGCCCAACGCCAATTAATTCTAGATAAATTGGGATTGACCGCTGATGAAGCAAAATTGTTAATTGGCTGATGATCAGTCAAAATGGCTGGACTGCATCTGAAGATCAAAATGCAATTGGCATCAAATCATTTCCAGTGCCAGGCACAAAGATTAAATTGCGGTGTGCTGAAAAGGTTGCGCCATTGCTGGTCACATTTGCTGCGGAATTTCATGCACACATTGAACCAATTGATGAAGGGTCGTTGGATGATTGGGGTTATTGTTTCAGGAATGTGCGCGGGGCAACTGACAAACTTAGCAATCATTCATCAGGCACTGCAATTGATTTAAACGCAACAAAGCACCCATTGGGTCATGCAGGCACATTCACGCCAATGCAAATCGTAATGATCCAGGCTTATTGCAAAAAATATGGATTGCGCTGGGGTGGGGATTACAAAAACCGCAAGGATGAAATGCATTTTGAGGTTTCAGTAAATGAAGCGCAATGCGCTGCATTAATTGAAAAGTTAAACCTAGTGAAAGGTAAATAATGGATAAATTAAAACCAGTGATTGCCAGTTGGTTGCGATCATATATTGCAGCCGCATTGGCGGTTTACATGTCAGGCGGTAATTTGCAAGCAATGGCAATGGGTGGCGTTGCAGCAATTGTGCCCGTTCTGATCAGGTATTTAAATCCTAATGATCAGGCATTTGGCAGATTGGCATCCACTAAGTAATGAGCACAAATGAATGGGTTGCGGTGATCGGGTGTGGTATTGCCATGCTCACTGCAATCTATTCAGTAATTAGATTTGTGACAAAATCAATCATGCGCGAATTATTGCCCAATTCAGGCAAATCCATGAGAGATGAATTGCGGGTGTTAAGTGCCAGGGTGGATGCAATTTATGAGATTTTAGGCGGTAAATAGCCCATTGGGCGTGTTGGTCATTGCCGATTGTCAGCCAGTGATGTCATACTGATTTGACCCCCCCAATTAGGCGGGGGATTAGATCGGGAGCATACAAATGAACAATGAAATGATAAATGGTGCAGCACTCCTAATTGGGGTGCTTATAGGGCTGCCAGTGGGCTTAAAACTGGGCTACAAACGGGGCGATACGCAAGGCAGCCGCAGGGGATTTGCCCGCGGTTTAGCGGTCACCCGTGAGATGGTTTCAAGGATCAATCATGGTGCTTGAAAACTATGAAACGGTTGCGGAAAGAATTGAAAAATTTTGGGTGCGATATCCAAACGGTCGCATTGATGTGAAATTGATCCATCAAGATGGCAGCCGATACATTGTCCAATGCGATCTTTACAAAGATTTGCAGGACATGATTCCATTTGCATCAGATTTTGCTGAGGAAATCAGGTCAAACAATAATCGCTTTCCTTGCGAGAATGCTGCCACATCCAGCCTGGGAAGGGCATTACATACGGGCAACATCTCAAAATTCAGTGAGGGCATACCCCGCCCATCTGCTGAGGAAATGCGCAGGGTTAATTTAACCGTAGTGCCACAATCTAATGATGAATTTGTTTCAATGGGTCAAACCCTGGATTCAGTCATTGATCAGGTGCTTACAAACACCGCACCGCAAGAATCACCCCAATGCAATCATGGCTACATGCTGCCAAAATCAGGGGTGAATTCAAAAACAAATAAGCCGTATTCAGGATTTGTTTGCGGGTCAAAAACCAATCCTTGCAATGCAATTTGGAACAGATAATGGGCGGCATTTCATTCACCAATTTAAACGGGGGCATAACTGCTCACATCACCGCTGATGGTGAATTGCTAAATGACAAACAGGCGCAATTGTGTGATTCATGTTTTGAGCCATTTAACAAATCAGACATGATTCCCATTGTGGATTCCAGGCTGATTATCTGCAAATTATGCTACTTAAAACACATCACCCGTGATTGAGATAAACCTGACCCAGGCGGATGAAATATTATCTGCCCAGGTTGGATTGCAGCGGGTTGAGTATTCCAAGATAAATGGGCATTCTCATTCATACATAACCCCAAATAATGGCAATTATTTTAAGGACATAATGATTGCATCAAGTTCAATTGCCGCTGAGATTGCCGTTGCAAAATCACTGGGCATTATGAATTTTAAACCTACTGCAAACACATTCAAATCAATGGCGGATGTGGCTGAAAACATTGAGGTGAAATGGACTGCCTGGATGGATGGTCATTTGGTCATTACACCTAAGGATCGGGATGCTGATATTGCGGTGCTTGTCGTAGGTGATTGCCCCAAATTTAGGGTGATTGGCTGGATTCCCATAGTAGTTGCCAAAAAACCTAGATTCAAGCATTCCAAAATGGATGCATGGTGGATCAGCCAAATAAATCTGCAACCTATTGAAACCCTGAAACGGAGCAATTATGCCCACATACAATTTTGATTGCGGTATTTGCTTAAAGGTGGAGCAATGCAATGGAAGCACCATTAAAACCCTGAAAACTGATTGGAAAGTGTTTACTGATGAATTGTGGACATTGCCGCCTGGACTGCGCCTTATGGAATGCCAGGGCTGCGGGGCATTGGGAATCAAATTAATTAATTTAAAGAATGCCAGGGATTGACATGCCGTCTGACCTGCGGTTATACCGTTACCTATTGACAAGGCGAATATGCTCACCAAGCACCGCTGGACATGCGAAGCGCAAAATGTCCAAGCGGGTTGCGCTAACGGGATTTTTATGTTTATTGCTTATGCAATTAACCAGCGTTGAAAAAAGTTGGTCAAAAACTGATGTGGATTATTACAAACTTTATGCCCATTCATTAGTTATTGATTACAAAGAATTTACATGCCTGGAAAAACTATGGATAAAGGAAAGCAATTGGCGAGTAAATGCCCATAACAAATCAGGTGGAGCATGGGGCATTCCACAGTTAAAGAATAAGAAACTTAAAAACATGGATGGATTTACACAGGTGCAATGGGGATTAAAATACATAAAACACCGCCATCAAACCCCATGCAATGCCTGGGCTTATTGGTTAAAGCATAAGAATTATTAATGATTACAGTATTAATGGGCGCACCTGCCGCAGGGAAAACAACATGGCTAAAGAAAAACATGGCAGGTGATGAGCATATTTATTCAACTGAATTGGTGCGCATTGATCGTGAATTAGATGTGGACTATTACATGGCAAGCATTAGAGCAGCGGCAATTAAAGCATGTAAATCAGGGCAAGATGTTATTGCAGATGGCACACATACCATCACACATCACAGAACATTTTGGCTTAGGCTTGGAAATAGGTTTGATTGCAATACAAAGTTAATTGTGTTTGATACACCATTGAGCATTCTATTGCAGGGCAACAATGCAAGGGTTCATCCATGTTTTTAAGTTTCTTATTCTTTAACTGTGGAATGCCCCATGCTCCACCTGATTTGTTATGGGCATTTACTCGCCAATTGCTTTCCTTTATCCATAGTTTTTCCAGGCAT